GAAAGGTACGGTGTTAACTCTAAAGAGTTAGAGCTTGTTCAGGTATATGGAGGCGAGCCTAACCTTGATATACTTGAGAGATTGATTAAGACAGGGGTTTATGACGTAATTGTAATTGATAGTGTAAGTGCTTTGATTCCTAGCGCCGAAGCACAGGCTGAAATTGAGAAAGATACGATGGCTTTACAGGCTAGACTTATGAGTAAAGCACTAAGAAAAATATCCCCTCAAGCAGCTGAAACAAATACTTTATTAATTTTTGTCAATCAGATTAGAAAAAACTTATCTCCTTACGCTCCACCAGATACTACAAGTGGTGGTGAAAGTTTAGGTTTTTATGCTACAGGCAGAGTTTCTTTAAAAGGGCCAGAAGCAAGAGCTCGGAGAATAATCGACCCTGTGTCTGGGGAAGTGGTAGGGCACGAAGCAATACATGAGATAGTAAAAAATAAACTTGGGGAACCGTTTAGAAAAGCAACACTTAGGTTAATGTATGGTAAAGGGTATGATATGTACGCAGAAGTTTTGTCTATGGCAACCAGTCTTAATATTATTGAAAAGGCAGGTTCTTGGTTTAAGTATGAGGGTGAGAATATAGGCCAAGGTGAGATTAATATACTAAAAACATTAAGAACCAATGAAGAACTATTTAATAAAATAGTTGTAGAAGTGCGACTTATTACGGGGTTAGAAACTAGTTATGTCGACCATTGCAACCCAGGCCCAATTTATACTGGAGAAGCTTTTTCCGGCAGTGCCCAATAAGAGGGTATTTACAGAATTTTATGTTAATTTTGGAGGCCATAAATTATTTTTTGATTTCTATGTACGAGAGCTAGGATTACTTGTAGAGGTACAAGGACAGCAACACTTTAAGTTTGTAAGCCACTTTCACGGAACCAAAGAAAAGTTTACTGGACAAGTAAATAGAGATAATTTGAAGATAGAATATATACAAAAGGAGGATTTGTATTTGATTTATATCAATTATGATGAAGAGATTACTGAAGAGCTTATTCTTAGTAGAATTACTGAAGCTATGAACAGTGAAACTAATTATTCAGGTAGAAAAAAATAATGCCGAAAAAATTAACCTATGATTTTGTTAAAAAATCTTTTGAAAAGGAGGGTTATACCCTCCTTAGTAAGGAATATATTAATAGCCGTACTAAATTAAGTTATATCTGCCCTAAAGGTCATAAACATTTTATTACCTGGGACAATTGGCGCGGTCATCATAGATGCCCTAGTTGTGTAGGGTTAGCTAAACCCACTATTTGTAAAGTAAAAACTTACTTTGAAGCAGAGGGCTATGTTCTTTTGGATAAAGTATATGTTAATGCACATACTAAATTAAATTATGTCTGTGTCGAGGGGCACAAGCATAGTATTACTTGGAATAACTGGAGAAGGGGCAAGAGGTGCCCTTACTGTGCAGGTCAATGTAGGCCAAATATTAAAGAAATAAGATCTTCTTTTGAAAAGGAGGGATATATTCTATTAAATACTATTTACAGAAATAATAACACAAAATTAAGATATATTTGTCCTAAAGGGCATGAGCACTGTATTACCTGGGGTAGTTGGCAATCAGGAACCAGATGCGCTTATTGCATGGGTAAGATTCTAAATATTAAAGACATTAAAAACTCTTTTGTGTCAGAAGGTTACACCCTTCTATCCAAATATATCAATTCAAACACATATTTAAATTACAAATGCCCTGTGGGGCACCATCATTCCATGGTGTGGGATAACTGGAAGCAAGGAAAAAGATGTCCTACTTGTGCAGCTTTAGCTAGATTTGGGTCAATGCATTGGAATTGGATGGGCGGAAAATCCTTCGAGCCCTACTGTCAAGAATGGAAAGACAAAGAATACAAACAAGCCATAAGAGATAGAGATGGGAACAAATGTTTAAATCCTTATTGTGATTCACCAAACAAAAATGATTTAACCATCCATCATATTGATTACGACAAAAAGAATTGTAACCCTGGTAATTTAATAACAGTGTGCCGTTCTTGTAACAGTAAAGCAAATAAAGATAGAGAGTGGCACAGGGCTTGGTATTCAGCACTGATGTATAGAAAATATTTTAATAATAAAAGGATAAAGATATGAGTAAACACGGTGTTAATACATTAATTACTTCTGATTCTACTAAGTACAATAAAGACTGTAAAGATTTCTGTTGTCTTAGAGATGGGACATTGACAGGTGACTATAAATACTGTAACTTTAGTAAACTATGTCAGCAATCTGACATTGATGCTAATGGGCAACCAGTACCAATGGAATCTCATATTTGTCCTGTAGTTAATCCTATTACTAATCAAATTATAGAATATGAGCAGTATTGTACTGGTATGCATGACCTTAGGTCTTTGGCTGAACGAATAGAAGGGGATGATAAAATATCATAGGGGTTAATTATGGATAACGGTGTAATGTCTTTTAATAAGATAAAGATAAATCATGATTTTTTAGAGGAAGTTTGGAAGTTTAACCCTATAACATTAGGCTCTCTAGATGAATTGACAGTAAGTCAGTATTCTATTTGTTTAGCTCAATACTTAATATTTTTTAGATCCGAATTAAATCAAACTAAGGCTATTATAGCTAAGAAAAAGAAGTTACTAGATTCTTCTATAGCCGTAGCAATGGATGCCGAGGTAATAAAGAAGTACAAAACTAAGACCGCCGCTATTGATTTTATTAAGAACTCTAATCAAGAGTTATCTATATTAGAGGATGAGATAAGTAGCCTAATGGATGAGGTTATACGTATAGATGGTATAGATAAAGCAGTTAGTGAGTATATAGCTACTTTTAAGAGAGAATTAACTCGTAGAGAAAAAGAAATATTTGCTATAAGAGCAGAGAGGAGAGGTTAATGTTAGCCACACATCAACGAGATTTGTTTTATAAACCGGGTGATGAGCGGACAGTGCTATCATATTGTTTTAAAAGTGTAGATTATTTTTATGATTTGACATCTAAACTTACGGAGTGTGATTTCCTTTCTCCAGAGCACCAGTTATTGTACGCTATGTTCAGTGGTTTTATAAGTGATGGTGTTACTACTATAGATATGTCAATGGTCATTAATCAGGCACAGAGTAACGGTATGGTGGATTTATTAGGTGGAGTGGGGTATATCCAATCCATTGCAAATATTCAGGCTTCCCATGATAATTTTAAAGTATATGTAAATAATGTTCTGGAGGCTAGCACTAAATTCCAAACCCATGTAGCATTAACCCAACACCTTAATACCATTGAAGAGAACGCCCAGTCAGGGGTAAGTGGAGCGGATCTAATAAGTAAAGTTGAAGCCAATATGTTAGATATGTCATCTATTTCTTTGCTTAATGAGGACCCTATTAAACTTGGTGATGGACTAACAGAATTTTTAGAGGAGCGTAGGAATAAAAAGATACTTATGACTGGGTTGTCAACAGGATATCCTATTCTAGATAGGCAGATAGATGGTCTAATCCCTGGCACCTTGATGGTTGTGGCAGCTAGAAAGAAGATGGGTAAGAGTGCTTTTTTAACTAATGTGGCTTTGTTTAATGCCTTTAAATCAGGAGTACCCACTCTCTATATTGACACAGAGTTAACATACTCAGAGTGGCAAACTAGAGCACTTTCTATAATGTCTGGAGTTAAAGAACGTGAAATTAAACATGGTGGATATTCAGATGAACAGATGAGGAGGCTTGAATGGGCTGGAAAAGTTATAACCAAAGGTAAAGTATTTCATAAATATATGCCTGGGTATAGTGTAGATAAAGTAGTATCTTTGTGTAAGAAATACAAATTAAAAGAAGATATAGGATTGATTATTTTTGATTATCTTAAAGAACCTGATCTATCTACTAATGATGGTAATCGTAAAGAGTATCAATTATTAGGTGATATTACTACTAAGCTAAAGGATTTAGCTGGTATATTAGATCTACCAGTATTAAGTGCTGTACAGTTAAATAGGCAGAATGACATAGCAGATAGTGATAGGATTGCTAGATTTGGGGACATCATAACTATTTGGGCACCCCGTACTGATGAAGAAAAAGAAAAGTGTGGGCCAGAAGGTGGGTCATACAAACTTCATATAAAAGATACTCGTAGAGGGGGTAGTACAGGTAGTGAGGGTATAGGTTATTGGTTCTTTAAGAATCGTCTTACTATTAGAGAGGTTAACCCTGCAGATCAGTACTTTATGCGTCAAGGTGATGATGAAACTAATAATGATGAGTTAGACGACGAGATTTATACTAGAGAGGTGGAGGATGAGCTTGCCTAAAAGAAATGAGGAGGATTTCAGACTACGTATAGACACAGTGAAACAGTTAATAGACCCTGTATATTTGGCAGAGACTTTAGGATTTAAATTAACTAATGAAACGCCTAAAGAATTTAGAGCTGCTTGTATAATACATGGTGGAGATAATACTACTGCTTTTAGAGTAAATAAAGACTTAAAGACTTGGTGCTGTTTCACCCATAAATGCCAAAATGAGGTTGGTAACGACATGTTTGGCCTTGTTAGGGCGGTTAATAAATGTGGTTTTATGGAGGCTTTAGAATTTCTAGAGGAGTTGACAGGTAGCAAAACTGTTAGCAGGCTTCAATTAAATACGTTTAAACGTAAAAGGGAGCAACAGGAGTTTGTCAGAAACAATAGCTATGGTAATGCCGACAGGCCATCTATAGTTGATGCTACTAGACTTAAGTACTATAAACCTTTTAGATCTTCCTTGTTTATAGAAGATGGGTTTTCATCAGAGGCTTTGGATTATTTTGAAATAGCAGGAGGTTACACAGATAAAGAAGGTACAGTAAGAGATATAATACCTATTCATGATGATAAAGGGGTACTAGTTGCTTATAGTCTTAGAGATATAAGACGTAATACTGATGACATGGATAGAAAGTATAAATTAACATCAGGCTTCAGCAAAGACACTGTTTTATATAATATGCATAGGGTAAAAGATATAGCTGAAAATACCCCTATGATCATAGTAGAGGGATTTAAAAGTGTTTGGAAGTTATACGAGTTAGGTATTAAAAATGTAGTGGCTTGTATGGGGTCAGGGCTCACAATGGGTCAGGCTAATTTACTGTATACATATGCACATAAAGGAGTAGTATTATTTTACGATGGGGACACTGCTGGAGTGTTGGCACTTGAACACTCAATTAATTTATTAAAGGGTAAATTACCTATTTATGCGGAAGTAATTACAGAAATAGATAGTAAAGGTAAAGGACTTGATCCCGCTGATTTAACAGATGAACAAATATTTTATTATTTGAATAATTATATAGAGGAGGAATAACATGGAAGGTGAAAATTTTGTAAAATTAATAGGAAAAATTTCAAGAGGCTCATATAAAGAGGTGGGACAATTTAATACTGGTCTATTTAAAAGTAGTTTAGCTATCCCTACTTCTAATAATAAATATCAGTATATAAAGATAGCTGCTTGGGCTGATTTAGCTAAAGCACTAAGGGATACAGACACTACAGAAGTTATAAAAATTCATGGGCATATTGAAGAAAGTTCCTATGATGGTAAATGCAGGCACTGTAGTGGTCCAGAAAAAAAATATTGGACTGAGGTAATTGTTGATAATTTTGTGGTAATTACAGAAGGAGTAGAAGATGGAGAATGAAAAATACATAGGATTGCCCACAATGTCCTTACTACCATTGACTAATGTAGAGTTCTCATCAGTAAAAGACATTGAGATTACAATTCCAAGGGCTGGAAATTACGCTGAACTCGCTCCTAAAATATTTAAAGAAGAGGATGGGGAATTTAATTTGTTAGCTGAAGAAAGTAATACCTTATATTTACCGTCAATTACTAAAATACTATTGGCGTGTAATAAATATCCTACTTTAGAGCCAAATCAGTTATTTACGTTGCACTCCCTAATATTTGATACAGACAGTGTGGTAATTGTTGGAAGCGTACTAACAATTTTTAAATCAATAAAATAAGGAGAACTATAATGGATGTAATTAAGGAAGAAAATAATGAAGGGTTATTGGACACAAT